ATCGCAAGTGCAAACAATGAAGAAAACTCTACATTACAGGGACACAACCTTCCGGTTCGTGCTCCATATATAGCATAGTTTGAATCAGTTTCCTTGCATCTACTGATCTACCTAAATAGTCAGCTCCAGATAGAAAGCCTTTCGGCATTCTAACAACTTCAATTACATACACGGGCTCACGCCTTGGCATATATTTGAAGGTACCACGTTCATGCGATGAGACGTAACCACCAACAATGCAAAATAATGCAAGAGGATGGTTATTGCAGATTTTGAACTTCTTAGATTCTGCAAAACGCCTATATCGTTTAGAAACAACCGAGTTACGGATGCCTGAAGTATCAGCATCCCACTCGGGTACAAAGAACAAAGGTCCATACTCGCGTGCGAAGTGTAGAAGTAATGATAGAGTTTTAGTTAGCTCTATACCTACACGGCCACACCAATCAAGTAATTGATTGATAGCGACATACACGTCCTGCTGAGTAGTGAGGGATTTTACATAAAACGGCGTAACATTTTGGCCGTGATAGTAATCGCCACCACATGACTCGCGGAAAAAGCCAGTATGGAAGGATTTCTCAACATTAACTATTAACCCGGCCCTATGTAGAATTGAACACACAGAGTCGAAGTATATAGTTTTAACGATAACGTCATCACCAAATACAGCATAGAGGAACGTTTCTTCAACGTCCAAATCTTTGCGTATTTTTGTAGAGAACGGCTGACTTTTGTGCTGTTCGTTAACAGCATACAGAAGGGCAGCAATCGTAAGTGTCATCATCGGGAACGTAAAACCGTTTCCCATCGTTGACATCATGTTGAGTTTCACAATTTGGTTGGATATCAAATTTCCAACCTCTCCTTTGAATTGAACGCTAGTATAGTCAGACCTGCAGCACATAAAGAATGTGTACCAGGACCTAGGCCATAGGAGTTCAATTAGACGAGGCGTAATCATATCACTTGCAGATTTAAGATCTAAAGTTGCAAGGTCACCATTAGTACTTCCTACTCTTGCGAGAAAAGAATTATATGATGGTTGGCGTGATATGTCTAAACCTATATGTTGTAAAGCTTTCTCGATCAACACTGCGCATCCTAATTGGAGCGCCATGTTGCCCGAAGGCTCACAACATATGGTACGTCTCTTATCTTTGTCTTTAGGTACTGTTGTCATCTTACTACCAGATACACGCTTGACACCAATCTTCTGCTTCGAGTCATATGAAGCGAGAGATGGTGTCAAAGCGCGAAGTAGTTTAGCAAACGGTTCAGCGCGTTCTGTAACAGTGAACGGATGTGAAACCTTATCAACGAAATGAGAACCTTTAACACCGTTAGATGTTCCAGGTCCAAGACGCCAATTTGATATCACATCACCAATTTCAAGGTCTGATGAACCATTTGCTTTGAAGAGTGTGCGGTGTATAAAATCACTGGCACAACTCACTACAAAATTATCTGGTGAACCCAATATAGAACTGTCAGGAAAGACTTGCGATGCATCAATGGAATCATTAATTTCAATAAAGTCACGAATGGCTTTATTATGTAAATGATCTATGGACTCATCAAAGATAAATTTCTTAAGAAATCTAGCCTTAAGTCTTTCACAAGCAAATATCTGTATCGGTGAACTCAATGATTTGATACTATCATCATTTAGTTCCAATAGTAAGGTACGAGCAAAAGATTCACTACGTAACATAGTACACCTCTGAGAAAGGATGTTAAAAAAGCAATAAAGTTATAGGAGACCCTGCACAGCAGTATCCCCTACACCAGCAGATTGTTGGTTTAAAAATCCAACAAGCAAACTAATCATTGCACGCATATCTTCAGGTTCGTATGTGTCTATACCAGTTGGTATAGAAATTTCACATTTGATTTGAGCGATACGCGCGGCTTGATTAAGAGCTGGTAGACCACCTTTGCGTACAATTATCTTATACACATTGGATGGAACGCTTTTAATAACTCCCGTAGTCGGAGATGCCGCAGGTAATGACTTGAGTACAGCAGGACGGAAAACAGATAAGGTGAATGGTTTACTAACAGAATGTAAATCAACACCAGTCTGGGTTCCGCCTATAGCTGTAACAGCCCACTGTTTTCCGTTAACGGAAGGTGGTGTATCTGCGGTAATTGTATATGTTGGAGTAGTGAACCCTGTTTGGGCACCGCCCGTAATAGGACTTGTTGGATTGATCATAATGATTACCAAATAAAGAAAATTGAAGGAAAGAGGAAAAAGCAAATAAAACAAAAAATCAAGCTATTTACGCTTAAAGTTTTGCGATATTGCCGCCATATTAAGCACCTTTTGGAAACCATAATTCGAAAGTTCATTAGACGTTTTAAATCTAAAGGGCGTTCGAGTTGGTAAAGAAAAAAGTGTTTCGCGTTTAAAACTCCAACTACTAAATCTACAGCTACCGGCACTTCCACCAAGGTGTGTGAAAGTACCATCTGTAACGTTTGGACCCGGTACAAAAACCGGATTCCAGACCCAATCGTTCTGAACTTTAGTGGATTTTGATCCGTACACGGTCGAAATATTCGACGAGTATAAATGATCACCAAGAAAGTCACCGATTGGTATAAAGTAGTCGACCATCCACGAGTAAGGGATTAACTCCCATACTGTGTTAGGGAACTGTTCAAACTCAAAACCAAAGTTTTTGGCGAGTTGAAAATAGCCCCTAAGGTCAGAATTAAAAACGTCAGATCTAATCTCCGAATGAACACCACAAACTTGTCCTACACTACCAGATATTCTCTTAGTAGCGCGGCCTGTGAGTGACCCTAAATAGTACGGCTTACCGCCGATATAAACTGTTATAGGTAACGAAGCTGATGCTGATTCGGATGAAATAACATCTTTAGAAACACCGCGACAGACATCTGTATACCCGCCATTTAGTATACGAGCAGCGGCAAAGCCTTCTGCTAGTTTACGAGCGTCATTGAACATCGGTGATAAACCGAATGACCAAGTAAGCCAGGCGTCAGATATAAATTTTCTGTAGTCTTTCTTTTTTAACCGCTTAATATTACCATTGCGAACGGCATGAATGATGTCAAACATGGTCGAAGCAGAGGAAATAATTCCCTGGATCGTCATGTTCAAATCCTTCAGCTCAGCAACGGCTGTGACCGCGTTGACTAGACCTTGGTTACTATTGACTCGATTTCTTAAAAAGGCAGTTGAAGATTCAACCGCCGAAGTAAGATCAGGAGAAATAGGAAAACCGCCAGTGCTAGCAATGTAAGGAGAAACTGAAACAGTAAGAAGCTTATCCTGTTTATCTCTGAAATTAAGAGACGACGGTATAAGTAACTGTTCAGAGTGTGCACGGAAGTAAGGAGAAGAAGCGTTTTGTAAGCTTCTAACTTTATCTCTCCAATGTACGTTTCCAGAACGGTCAAAATAATCGTATCGCGATAACACACTACTTGCAAGACCAACCATAGGATAAATATTGCCAAGGTAATATGCCTTCGCCAATACTTCCTGATTTGATTGGTAAGTAGTGATAGCCATAGCATGATAGATTAGTTTTATGAACTCACGCACTGAGAAGTGGTGAGGTATGTGCGCATTATGCGAGACATACAACTCAGAACAAGGCCA